TCGGCGACGCCCTCGCCGAAGGCGTCGAGTTCATCGACGTCGGCCCATTTGTAGACGCCGTGAAACCGCGCATCCCCGAAATTGCTCCGCAATGATCGCGGGTCGTAGAAGAAGGTCTTGGGGTCGACATACTGGAAGCGCAGATCCGGATCTTTCTTGTCGCCCTCGACCAGCAAGAGTTCATCGACGCCGAAGCCGTGGATCAATCCGTCCTTGCAGCACTCGACCTCAAGGTCTTCGGCATTCGAGGCGTCGCAGATGGCGCGGATCACATGGGTGGCGACTTCGGCCCCCTCTTCCCCGTTCGGCGTGTTGGGAAAGCATTTCGGATCGGTGCGCAGCCTTCGGATGGTGCCGTTGAGGCTGTCGATCTTCCGCCCGGTGCGGTCGAAGGTGATCACCGGCTGGCCGCGCTTCTTCAGGATCTTGAGCTGCTCCGGGGTCCACTGGTCGACGTGGTAATAGCGCCAGTGCAGCCGCTGCTCATCGATCTCCCTCGCCTTGGAGGAGGCGTAATCCTCGAACTCACGGCGGCGGCGCAGCAGGCCGCTGTCCTGCCCGCCGTCGTCATCGATGTAGGCGCTGTTGTCGAGTGAGATCATAGCGTCAATGCATCCACGGTTTTCGGCTGCTTCCTGCGGTAGCCGTCGTCGGGCAGTTTCATCGGGTTGGGTTTTTCGGCGCGTCCGGACACCATGATGTCGAGCAACTGACCGCAAAGGCCCATGGCGTCGACTTGGTCGTCGTGCTTGGACGCGGGAAAATTCAGCAGCTCCGCCAGCCAGTCGGCGGCCCAGATCGCGTTCTTCGGGTAGTACAATCCATCGAGCGCCATGCGGCCTTGGATCGATCTTGCGCGAACCGCCTTGTCGCCCCGCGTCGGAAACGCGGTTCGGTTGACATGCAGCCTGCGCTGCCGCATCCGCCGATCAAGATAGGGGCCGACACCGGAGCGGATCTGGCCCAGCTCTTCCGCCCAGTCCAAGGGGCGGTATTTTTCAACGAGATCGCAGAACGCCTCGACCCACTGGTCGGCCGAGGCCTGCCCGCGCCAGAGGTCGATCAGATAGAGATTGTTCAAATGATCGACGCCGAACACGGCATGCACGGTGTAGTCGCCGCCGTCCTGCGTCACCGCGTAATCGCTGCCGCCGTAGACCCTTAAGTGCTTGTAGGCGGGAAGGATGTCGATGGGCCGCAGCCACTCTTCCTTGAAGTAGTCGCCTTCATCCGGGGTCGGCTCCTGCTGATACAGCGCCGACCACACCCGAGGCGGCGTGGTGTTCTGCAATCCCACCAGCTGCTCGCCATAGCCGTAATCGTCATCGCCCCACAGCGGCTCGCCAATGGTTCGTCCGAGCGCGTCGTCCTGCTTGGCCAAGGCGGGCAGGCTCAGCACTTCCCAGTGCTGATGGTTCAAGGCGCGTCCTGCGAGGTCGTCCTCATGCCAGCGGGTCTGGATCAAGACCTGCCGCGCATGCGGCACCAAGCGGGGCCGGAAATCGTTCAGGTACCAGTCCCACAACCGATCCCGAACCAACAGGCTGTCGGCATCCTGCCGGGACCGGATCGGATCATCGATCAATCCGAACAGCGCCCGAAACCCGGCGATGCCGGTCATCGCGCCCGCCGCCATGTACTCGCCGCCTGACCGCAGCGCCCAGCGGCCTGCGGCCTGATTGTCTTCGGTCGGCTCCAGCCCGAGGATCGAGCGGTTCTCCGAGATCAGGTTGCGCACCCGCCTGCCCCAGCGCTCCGCGAGTTCAGTGGTGTGGGAGGCGGCGAGGATCTGCGCCTTCGGCAGCTGCGCCAATAGCCATGGCGGAAACAGAATGCTCGCATAGGTCGACTTCGCCGAGCCCGGCGGCATGAACACCGCGAGCCGCTCGATCTCGCCGCGCGCGACCGCCTCCAGCTTGGTGATCAAAAGCCGGTGATGCTTCGCCGGTAGGTACCCATTGGCCTCGCACCATGTCTGCAGTCGAGAACGGACCTGCTTGCGTCGAAGGATCTCCGACGCGGCATCGCCCGCCGAGATCAGCGGCATTGCGTCTTCCGAAATTATTTCGGGGGGTCGAAATTATTGCGATCGTCTGGGCCGGGTGGTAGACCAAGGGCCGCAAAACGAAGGAGACCAAGATGGTCAGAAGGATGGATGACAAGGGCGGCTTCTACCATGAGCCGCCCTACACCGAAGAAGAGGAGCTGGAGCTGTACCGGATGATGTCGCCGCAGCCCGGTGCTAAGATCCTTCACGGCCCGGCGTCGCCGCTGAACCGAGGTGGTGCGCCGTCCCGACAATCGCCGCCACGGCAGGAAGAGAAATAGCGCCGATCTTCAGCGCGTGTTCCAGCCGGTCGATCCAGTCGGCGGTGTTACTTGAGCCTGCAATGATGCGCCGCGCGTTTTGAATATCCTCGCGCGGCGCACCCCATTTTGAAGCCCAGTCCTGATCCCGCTGCAGCCGGTCCAGCGCCTTCTGCGCGATCTGCGGATTGTTGTTGAGGGCGGCCCTGATTTCGGGCGTCTTGGTGACATGCTCCAGCAATGTCCGCGTCGCAGCGCCTGATCCGGGGCCTTCCGGCCACTTCTCGCTGTAGTCCACGATATCGCTGTCCACCCTGACCCGTCGCGGCTCGCTGCCCGGCACAACATCCTTGAACTCGGCCTTTTGCAAAGCCCTGCCGAGCGTATCCTTCTCGCCCTTGGCGAGATCCGCCAGCGGCGGCCAGAACCGGGTTGCGGTGATGCCCTGCCCGGTGTCGGCCACATCGCTCAATCCGAATGGCGAGGTCGCCTTCTGCACCGCGAGCATTTCCGCAGGCGTCGACTTGCCGCTCTTGGGAAAAAACAGCGACTGGCTTTCCTTGGCGGGGCCGCCCACCCATGGCTTGTGCCACGCGCCCGCGTTCTGGGCGTCGACATAGGCGCGGGTCGCTTCCGCCGCGTTGAGCAGCGCGCGGTCGGGCTCCGTTATTTTCTTGAACGGCCCTGCCGTGGTGTCGAACGAGACCAAGGGACGCGCCGCAGCACCGGGGTTGGTCTCAAGGCCCGCCGGTCCCTGATACAGGCCTTGCATTTCCTGCGTCGGCCGCGCCCGCATCGCCACACCCGTGTCGCCAAGGCGCATGCCGCCATAGATGGCGTCGCGACCAAATGGCGTGTCAGACCAGCTCGACCGGGGATCATGAGCGAAGGCCTCGCGCTCCGACATCGGGGCGTCGACCGATCTCGGCATGTGCCCCGCACCCGCGGCACCGGGCTGCGGCTCGTAAGTGCCAAACGCGGTGTGCCGGTCGGCGTAGTCGGCAATGGTGCGATTGGCGCGCGGGAAGGCTTCGTCGTAACTGAGGTTCTTGTTGCGGCTCATCAGGTCGAGCGCCTTCTGCCTGACCCAAGGTGCGGCCTGCAGCTGCTCGCCGGTCCAGTCCGAGCGTCCGCCGAGGTTCGCCCGGTTGGCGCGGTCGACCGCGAGCGCGGTCTCCATGTCGAGGAAAGAGTGACCCGCTCCCGTCAGCGAACCCTTCTGCGGCGCGCCCGAGGGTTCGGTGTAACCGAAATTGCGCGCATGCCGAAAATCATTGACGCCGGTCGCGCCGGGCGTTTCAGGGCGGATCGGATTGACCAGCGCGGCATATTCGCCGGTCTTGTCGCCGAGTTGCATCCGGTTGGGATCGTTGGCCTCAATCGAGCGCATGAAGGCTTCGTGCTGCGCTGGATAATTGGCGCGCGTCGGCATGCCCGCCAGCGCTGCGTTGTTTTCCTTCAGGACAAAATGCTGCTCGCTGCCGGGATCAACGCCCGCCGACCATTGGCCGTGCTGCTTGCTCGCCCAGTCGATGTCGGTCGGGTTGCCGCCGGTCACCTCGTTGAGATAGGTGCGATAGCGATCATACCAGTCGCCGCCACGCGGATCGGCCCCGACATATTCATCGAATGCCGCGCGCCGCCTGTTGAGATCCTGCTTGGAGACGAGGTTGCGCGGACCTCCGACATAAAAACCTTCCGACTGTTCGCCCGCCTTGATCAGATGCGGCTGGGTGCGCGCGATCTCGATTGCCTGATCGACCGGCAGGCCCCTGATGTCGGGGATCTCGGTCGACGTCTTGGCGGGCTTCGGACGCGGCAGCTCCTGTGCCCATGTCGGCGGCATGTTGTGGCCGATTGGCGGCGGCGGCAGATCCTCGACCGGCGGCCGGGGTGGCAAGGGTTTTCGGCCCGCACCGAACAGCACCTCGCCGGGGCCCGCCGCTGTGCCGCCGGTCCCGGCCAGCACCATGTTGAGGCCCATGGCAGGACCAAAATCAGTGATCGCCTTGTCGCGCTCGCCCTCGAAATAATGCCACTCTTCCGAGCCGGGCTTGTAGGGGTTGGGCGTCATGATCGCGCCGGGCGTCTCAGCGAGGCGCTTTGCGCCCTCGATCTGGCCGCCGACAAGTCGCGACGCGACATCCGCCGCGCGATTGGCCCACGGCATGCCTGCCGAGACCTGCGGGCCCGGCGAAATCGCGGGCACGCCGATGTCGGGCATCGCATACTGCTTGGCCTGCGCCTCATGCAGCGCCTGCGCATAGGCGTTGGACTGGTCGACGGTGTCGAACTTGCCGAGGTGCTGGCCGGTCCTGCGGTAAAGGTCGATGGCTTCATCGAGCGACAGGTTCTTGCCCTCCGGAGACACCGTCGGCAGCAGGGTTTCTCTTCCATCGAGGTTGACGCCGGTCGAGCGCACCGTCGAGATCGAGCCGTCGGGGTTTTTCACCACCGGGCGATTGAACAGATTGATGTTGCCAGCAGCGTCGCCGCCGGGCCGGTAGGCGTCGAGCAGCTGCTGATACTGCTGCGCCACCAAAGCGGCAGCATCCGGTTGCGCGAAGCGGTCGCGCAGCACGGACAGATCTGCCATCGATCACCTTTTGTAGAACATCTGGAACGCGGCCTGCCCATCGGGGCTGTTGGCCCAGTCGTCGCTTTCCTGCGTGGAGGCGTCGAACTCACCGCGATGATGTCTCACGCGCAGTTTTTTCGCGGCGTCGGTGTCCGCTTCGACCAGATCGGCGTCGAGCTGCAGTTCGGGGAAGTCCAGCGGCGAAAGATAATCGTGGTAGTAGCCGGTGGCGGCCTTGTCGGCCAGCGCATCGAGGCCTGCGGCGCGCAATTCCTGCGCCAGAAAATCCTTGGTGTGCATGGGCCCCTCCTCAGTGATCCGTCAGGGCTATCGCCAGTTCATAGAGATCGAGGACGCCATTGACGCGGATGGTGTCGGGCTTGTCGGTGGCCGCGTGCACCGTGATCTCGCCGTTGCGGTCGGCCTGCCGGTGCAGCTCCTTGCGGATCAGCTCGATGAGGGTGAGACGGTCTTTTTTGCCCAATAGCGTTTCCTCATCAGGTCGCGCTGGTACTTGTTGCGGTCGAAGCGCGACTTGGTCACCGGCATCTCTTCCTGCTTCATGTCTTCCGGCGATAGGCCCCGCGCTTCGTTCCACGCACGTTGCCACGGGGTCGGTGCTTCAGCTTCATGACGCTGGTCAGCTTCTTGTACTTGCGCGGCAGCTTGGGTCGCATGTCGGTTCTCTATTTTTGGCGGCTCATCCCACAGTGGGCAGTGGCCGAGGCGGTGGTGATCACCGCAGATCTTGCAGAACGGCAGGTCCATCGTCGTCGATCACCGAGGCCTTCCACTTGAAGCGTTCGATCACCTTGCGCGCGACCTCGTCGGTCTCGCCGACCAATCGCTTCAGGATCGGCGCGGCCCGACGCACGACGCCGTCGGTCTCGAAACCTGCCACGAAATGCGGCGCAACCACGCGAACCAGTCTCATGATCGCCTCCAAACAAGCCGGGGGAGGCATTTGCAGCCCTCCCCCGGAGGTGTGCACCCGGCAAGGATACCGCGATGCAGGGAGGCGACTGTGGTCTCGGTTTGAGGCGAAATTATTCCGACTTAGCAGCCCCGGCAGATGTCTTTCGGGGGTGCCGGAACCGGGATGTCCTCGTCGCATACCGTGCAACGCTGATTATCTGGCTGGAAAGTGCAGCGGCCCACCTCCGAGAAGGCAGGAAAGCAGGGCAAAAATGATGTAGACCACCATAATGGCGACAATCGCCCACAGCACGATGTTGATGATCTGGGCGACAATCGGCATGCCGATCAGATCGGTGAGGAACGGGACCAACAGCCTGATGATTGCGACCACGGCGCAGACCACGATCAGCCAGACCAGCAACTGTTCGAGAAATCCGAGGGAAAAACAGGACATGGCGAACTCCATCAGGGTCTTGGTGTGCGGCGGCCGAACTTTTGCCGACTGGGATCTGCGGGCGCGCCATCGTCAACGGCAAGGGTGGCAACCGATTTACGGAGAGCAAGCCATGAGGAAAAAGAAGCAGCAATTCTGGTATCCCCAAGGTCCATTCGTCCCGCGCTACACGCGCCGACGATGGAAGCGATTGCGCGCGACCTATACCGATGGGGAGCTGCGCTCCCGGTTCAAGGACTATCCCGGCCCCCGTCAAGACAAGCGGCCATGAGCGAGTTCAGCGTCTGCGAATTTTACGACGACGGCTATCACGCCTATGTCGAGCGTTGGATCGGCGCGAAGGATGCGGTGCTGCTCGCGGCGAAAATCGCCAAGGAGGTCCGCCATCCCGCCTACAAGGGACCGGTCACCAAGGTCATCATCACCGATGGCGACGATTTCACCGTGTTCGCGTGGGAGCGCGGCAAGGGCGTCACCTTCCCTGAACGTTCAAGTCAGAACAGCCAGTAGCACAGCGCGATCACCAAGAGCGCCAGCAAAGGCAGGCCGATGACAAAGGGCAGATCACGCTTTTCAATCATGGACCGGCTCTCGTCTGGCGCGCATCCGGCGCATCCGCTCCTTCGCGGGCACCGGCTCCCCGATCTGCAAGGCCAGCTTCAGCCGCTTGATCTCGGCCTCGTAGAGCTGGCACTGCGCGCAGGCCACCGCGATGGTCTTGGTCTTGGGCGTCGCGGGCGTCTCGCCGGGGCAGAGACCGTTAAAGACGTGATCCTTGCCGCAAAACGGACATGGCTTGGTTACGGGTTGCGTAACAGGTGATGTTACGGTCGGCGTAACGCAGAGACGGCTCCAATGTCGTTCACCGCAGGTCCGGCACTTCGGAGCGTCCATCTCAATAACGCTGGTTCATGATGTCAGCCAAAATCTCATCATAATAGCGCTCGCGCTCCGCTTCGGTGTCGCCGAACATATCGGCCAGCATGGCGGCGCGGGCACAGGGATCGGGAACGTTCATCTCGACCGTCCAATCATATTTCGTCCACCAGAACTCCCGCTGCTGCATCGATCCTCCAGAAATTTGGCGCGATTTTCGGCCGAGACCCCTGACGATCATTTCCGGATCGAGGCCCGGTGGAGTTGGTGGGGGTGGCGGGTTTGCAGGGGGGTATTCACATTAAAGCATGCTTCCCGAAAAAAATTTTCCCCTCCCCGCCTCTTCCGACCCGGCGTAAGCCCTTGATTTCCCTACACATTAACGACCGCGGCGTGATCGATCGATTGCTGCTCGCAGCTGCGAGAGCACAGCGATCTCGCGCCCGCACGCAGCCCATCTCGCACCTGCACATAGCCCTGCAACAGGCTAACGTTCATTGGCCTGTTGCGGATCGACCCGCTCGCAGCTGCCGTCGATCACGTCGTCGCCCAGTTCGCCCACGTTTCCCGCTGCAATCGCCATCAGCTGGGCGTCCGTGAGCTGCAGCAGCGCGGTGTGATGCGTCTCGACATGCTTCAGGTCGCGCCACTCATCCGGCTGCGCGTTCTTCAGGGCGAACATGTAGGCGGTCGTCTTCGCGCCCTTGGTCGAAGTCAGCAGCCCGCGCTCAAGGAACAAATCGCGTGCAGCCCGCGCGCGGGAAACGGCGTCAGCAAAGTCACGATGCGCAGTGATCCACTGGTAAACCGTATCCCTCGACTTCCCAATCATCCCTGCGAACGCTGTTAGACTAAGACCCTGCGCCATCACCTCGATGACCATCTCGCAATAGGCCGGATCATACTCGCTCGGACGGCCTCTGCCGGGCAGGAGATTGGCTGGGAGGCGCTTCTGGGCGAACGGTGCCATATCAGCCGCTCCGCTCGGTCGACGCGCCCACGGCCCGCGCTATCGCCCGGCGCGCCATCCTGCGCTCGCGATGCCAGTAGCCGCGCTTGCCGTCACGCCGCAGGTGTTTGGCCATGCAATAGCTGCCCCATGGTTTCGCTGTGGTTCCGGGTTTCATCGTCGCCATCAGTCGCTCCGCTCAAGGGGCTCGGCAATGGGATGCAGATAGGGCTGGTGCGCAACGCCGCCCATCCGTACCAGCCGCGCCTCGATCAACTCCCCGCAGCCGGAACAGTACAGCGCGGTCACGCCGGGGCGCAGCATCAGGATGGTCCCAATCGGCTCGTCGTCATCGTCCCAGTGGCACTGCATCACGATCTCCGGTCGACGCCCGCAATACCCGCATCGCCCGCTCCAGCATCCTCGCATCCAGCCGCCGATGCTTGCGCGCCTTGCGGTGCGTGCCCTGATTGATCCGCCGGAAATACGTCTCCCGGCCGCCGCGCTTCGTCGTGTTGCCCATCGCAAAATTCCCTGTTGACGGGTTAGGGCATAATGCCCTAATGAGATTGCAGGCATTCACGCCAGCAAGGGGAACCGACATGAAGACCGAAGACGTCATTGGCCGCAGCCGCACAGGCGACCAGCTGCATCTCTGCACCTACCTCGATTACGAGCAGGAGGGCCGCAAGC